TCATGGAGATTTAAAAGATGAAAGAGAGGTAGTAAACATATTGCTCAAATATGCTCACAGTGAAGAAGGAAGAAGATTTGCGAATTTTTTAGTATCAGAAATAAAAGATGCACCAACAATCATAGAGGGGAGTGAGAGTGAATGACGATAATATATGCAATTTTATTGATAGTTAATGCACTAATGCTGTTAATAAATGCTCTTAAAGATAAAGATGAATATAGAAAATTTGCTTGCGTAATGAACTTTGTAGCGATAAGCATGTTGACAATATGGTTTTGCTTAAAGTGAGGAGGTAAACGCTGATGGAGATAATGATTGAGATACCAGATTTTATTTATACCGAAATACGAAATATAACAAATACTGGCATAATCGAACATAATGCAAAGACTTTATATAATGTAATTTATCATGGCAAATCACTTCCCAAACATCATGGAAGATTGATTGATGCTGATGCTCTTATCGAAAAAGCACCAGAAATTCAAGAGTATTTAGATGTACTTGCACCAACCATAATAGAAGCTGATAAGTGTACTTATATAGAAACAGGATGTGGAAGTTGTAAAAGGCAGTTAGATTGTCCAATAGAAGCAGAGGGGGGTGAGAGCGAATGAAACATAAAATCAATATATGGTACGACTTTTTGTTGCCGGTGATAAATAAACTTATCGGGAAGAAATACAGTTGTTGTGACAAGATAAGAAACTGTCATAAGTGTTGCAGAAAGAATGGTTATGATGAGTGGTAGAAAGTGAGGATAAAAATGAGCAAATGTTCCTGTGAGACAAAAGAACACATTCAAATTGGCTATCAAGTCATAGGATATGGCAGAAGTACACAAACATATTAAAAATAGACCTTGTGGATATTGTGGTGATAATGAAAGTAATTGGGAGTATGCTAGGAGGTAAACGCTGATGATTAGTTTTATAATTGTAAGATTTATTTTAAAATTCTTTATATTTGACTTTGCAAATTTATCGTTAGATATGCAAGCTCTGATATTTGTATTATGTATTCTTTTTGATTTGAATATTTTTTTAAAATCAATTTTTGGAGGTAAAAGCTGATGAAGATAGTGATTGAAATAGACGAAAATCTTTATACACGACTTTTTGATAATGGTGTAGACAACTATGATGATGCAGTAGATATGGCAAAGGCAATTCGTAAAGGCACACCACTTCCGAAAGGGCACGGAGATTTGATAGACCGGTCAAAGATTTGTAAAGCTATTCCAGCGGAAGAAGATAATTGCACAGGGTTTGGAATGACGTATGATGAAATGGATGCGTACAATGATGGTATAGATGAAATGTATGAAAAATTACAAAGAGTGAAGCCAATCATAGAAGCAGATAAGGAGAACACTGATGAAGAAGAGTGATTTTGAAGATTTTATGGACAAGGTATCAGATGGCTTCTATATAGCCTTAATAATCATCGGCATTATAGCCTTGATTGTGCTATGTATCCTTAAAGTATGGGTAATAACAGAATATGGGGATATGCCTATAACTGAAGTTCCTTCTTGGGCGATTCCTTGGTTGGGAGGTGGCGTATGACATTATGGATTAAGGAAGGAGATAACTGATGAGAGAGATAGAATCGTGTAAGAAATGCAAGTATTTCAAGGAGTTCTATGTGCCACCACTTGAAACTTATGCAGATCAGTCCAACGGATACTGCTGCACAGCGCTTGCTCCAGACGGACAAGTGATGTGGCTTGGTGCTGATAAAGAAACCGCGGAAAACGATATGTGCGAGATGTTTACGGAAAAAACAGTAATTAAATACAAAAGTCTTAACGGATATTCTGGTGCGTTATATGGCGAATCAAGTATGTCAATTTATAACCCGGATGGAAAAGAAGTGTTGCATACAGGGTTCAGGCGCAAGGAAATTAACTCGTTAGAAGCTTTAAAAGAGCAAGTTGACACTTATCCAGAGTTTGAAAAAATGTTGCAACATCATGCTGCTGAAATAGCGAATGATACAGAAGATGATGACAACTTTTGAAAAATCATGTGATTTCAAAAGATAGTCAAAAGATAGTGAGGTGGTGGTTTTGGACAATAGAATATCAGATGCAGAACTCTTGTCATTTCTGTTCGATAATGGTACACTAGACAGAACCACCATTCTCAATAATTACGAAATGGCAAAACGTAAAGAGATTTTAGAGAAACACCCCTGTCGAATATGGCAAGGGCAAACAAATGGGTATTGGTACACATACATACCCCTAGAAAATGGAAAAAGGAGGCAGATAGCTAAAAAGACTCTGAAAGAGGTAGAGGATATAATAATAGAGCATTATAAAGACGAACCAAGCATAAACGAAATATTCAAACGCTGGATTGAGGATAAAATGCACTATGGGGAGATTTCAGAGTCAACAAGGGATAGATATGTCGCTGACTTTAAGAGATATTTTGACGAAATCAAATACAAGAAAATCAAAAATATTTCGCCTGAAGAGTTGGAGGAACATATCAGAGATCAAATTTTAATATATAATCTTACAAGTAAAGCATATGGAGGACTTCGAACAATCATTATCGGAGTTTGGGGATATGCTTATAAACATAAATATACAGATATTGCGATACGAACCTTTTTCACAGAATTGAGGTTATCTAGCAAGATATTTAATCACAAAGTCAATATGGCTGAAGATAATGTCTTTACTGAACGAGAGGTTGATTTGATAAAGAATTATCTTTTAGACAACAATCCCAATGTTATCAGCTATGGGATTATCCTGGCAATGAGAACTGGCTTAAGAGTTGGAGAGTTATGCAGCTTGACTTTTGAAGATATATCAGATCATATGATAACGATATGCAAGACGGAAACAAGACACAAAGTCGAAAAAGGGAAGTATACAAGAGAGATAAAGGATAACGCCAAGACGGATGCCGGAAACAGATATGTGCTGATAGATGCTGAAGCCGAGAGGATTATATCGGAAATTAAGCGACTTAATCCTAAAGGAAAATATCTGTTCGAGATAAATGGCAAGCGGTGCATAGGTCAATCATTTACGAGAAAACTTGAAAGAGCGTGTGAGACTCTGAACATTAAGCCACGTTCGATGCACAAGTGCCGAAAGACCTATATAACGAATCTGATTAACGCGAATGTTCCTGAAGCACTTATTATAGATCAGGTTGGGCATACAGATATCAAGACTTCGAAACAGTATTATCTGTTTAACAACAAGGCTAAATCAGAAGCACTTAAGACTTTATCTGAAGCAATATCATAATTTTTAATCACAGTTAATCAATCAAAATAGTGCGGAAACCCACTAAATATAAGGGTTTGAGAGATTGCCCGACTTTTCAAGTCCCATCTCCCGCAAGCTAAAAACCCTAGTAAATAAAGGGGTTGCAGAGATTATGACAATTTATTTTTAATCGGATTTAATCAAGTTTTTAATCAAACTATGAAAGGGAAAATGAGAATGGTGGTTTTCATAGTTTAGGTATGAGAGCGCAATAATGCGCTTATTTTTGTATAAAGGAGAATGTATTATGTATCAGGAAACAAAAATTGCTATTGATGAAAAAGAAAACACAATAACTGTAAGAGTGGAACAGATAGGAGAAGAACACGTTATAACCATTGACGGTGTGGAGTGGGTTAGAACTGGAAATTATGTTCATGCTACTGTTTTGTATAATATGATTTCGGATCATATAACCGAATATATGCATTATGAATCTAAATAAGGCTAATAAGCCTAAAAATCGATTTTAAGTCCGTACCTTTATATTTACCCACCTTTGCAATAAAAACGCAAATTTGAGTGAAATGCGCTTGCGAGAATACACGTTTCGAACCAAACATGAATGTCCACCCCTGTCAGAAAATATCTGATGGGGGATTTTTGTGTTTAGGACACACACATATAGTATTTACATGAGGATATTATGCCTTAATTAAAATCCCCTTGCCATAGTGACAAGAGGATTCAATTTCTATTTGATATATTCTTACTTTACTAACTTATACCAATATGGTCTTGATATTCCAAGCTGCCTTGTAGCTTCAACAACTGTTGTCTTGCCTTCAGCAACTTCAGCCTTAAGTCTTTCGAGCAATTCGCTATCTATGTCTTTCTTCTTGTATATTCCCTTTTCTTTAGCTATGGCTATTCCTTCGGCTTGACGTTTACGGATGTTTGCTCTTTCTGTCTCGGCAACGTAGGAGAGTATCTGAAGAACCAAGTCAGCTATAAACTTGCCTGTGAGGGTGTTGTTTTCGATAGTTGTGTTGAGTAGTGGCATATCCAGGACTATGATGTCAGCCTTAATCTCTTTAGTAATTTTCTGCCAATTGGCTATGATTTCATCATAGTTTCTGCCTAAACGATCTATGCAGTGAAGATAGAGTATATCCCCCTCTTTGATTGTATTCATAAGTCTGATGTACTCTGAACGATTGAAGTCCTTGCCTGATTGCTTATCCATAAATATGTTTTCAGCCGGAATCCCTTGCTCCATCATGTTTGCTATCTGTCTATCCTCGTGCTGATCCTTTGAACTAACTCTAACATATGCGTATTTCATATTGATCCCCCCTTATAAATCCATTGTTAAAGTGACGATAACCAAATCATTGTCTATATCAGTTTCATATGCGAGTATTTCTTTTGTGCGAATCTGTCGGTAATTCTTTATGTCTTGTTCAACTTTGTTTTTGTCCTGAATTACCACGATGTCAGCATCTTTATACAATGCAGTATTCTTAAACTCTCTGTAATTCATATTGTTTTCTCCTTTCAATCATGTGTTTATGACTTCCACCTTGTTTACATTATATTGCATAAATACACCCCTGTCAAGACAAAATTGCATATTATTATGCAAAAAGGATGACACACACCCCGGCTCGTTTTCAGAATGAAGCGCATTAAGTGCAAATAATTTTTTTAAAAATTTTTTCGCTATTCAGAATCCATCCCTGTCAAGACGATAGCTGATTTCGAAAAACGAAATTGGACACACACACCCTAACTTTTTGACATTGTGGGATAGGGTGCTGATTTTATGGTGTTATATAAAACCCGGACATTATGCCGGAACGGTCCAGCGTTAACGCTCGTTTTTTGTCTGTGCCTGAATGATTAACGGTTTATAATGTGCCATTGTGACGCGTTTTAAGGGGGTATTTTCGCGTTTTTATATAAAAGCGGTATATTTATACACTAAACAATTAAAACGCCTTAAAAAGCCTTATACGGCTTTAAAGATAACGAGAGTAACACCGAACAACCCCGGTTATATGATGGAGTTCTGAAGCTGTCCAGCTGTCAACAGATCATGTTATTATATGCCATTATTTGCCCCATTTAGGTGCGTTAAATAGTCCGGCGGTAAATAGTACCACTACGACAAAAAAAGGCTCTAAAAGCCTTATAACGTGTCTAGACAATATAAAAGGGCGGTTGTTATGCCGCCCTTTTGTCTTTATTATTCCACGCTTACAACTTCCGCATCCCAATTGCCACCGGTTAAAGTGTCATAGCTGCAACCATCCCAATAATTCAATTTATAATCTGCCTCAAAAGTAACCTTTTCGATTTCCCCGTTGTCGAGTGTTGCAAGTGTTGCTTGTGCTTTTTCGGCTGTGTCGTAATATGTTTCGCTTGGTCCATCTGCTCCGGTGTAAGTGGTTCTTAATCTAAAAAATGTTTGTTTCATGGTTTCACCCTCCTAAATTTAAAGTTTTAATATTATATCATTTATTTTTTGCTTTGTGAATCTTTAAAACCGCCGCCCGGCATCGCTCCGGGTTGTGATTCTCTCCGGCGGTTGCTTCAGATGTCCAAGTATTCGCGTATGATATTCATTAGCATTTCATCACCCATATATTGCACGGTGTCCGGGTTCATTCCTTGCCGCTTCAGTATATAGGCGGCTTCTGTCTCCCATTTTTTGCGCCCTTCTTCAGGCGGTGCCGGCGGTGTCTCTTGCGTTGGTTCCTCTTGGACCTTACAAGACTTCAGGAAGCCACCAACCGCCCCGGACTTGTAAAGAATAAAGCAGGTTAGTGATATTATTAGCGCTGTCATTTTGCCACCCCCTTATTTTATGCACTTTTTAAAGTGCCTCTTAAAAATTTTTCGATTGCTTCTTCTCTGGTTTTTGTGATCCAGCCGTATTTGTAAAGGTCCTCACAAAGTACGCGACCGCTACAGAATGCCGGAAGCCCTGCCGCCTTGTCTTCGGGGTATTCATAATCTAGAACCAGGTAGCAAAAGCCCTTGACTGCTATATACTCGTTTTTTTCTCTAATCATTTTTAGCACCTCCCTATTATATAATATTTTTTTGAAAAATCCCACCGCCGGCAACGGCACCGGCTGGCATCCTCTGCGGTGGGCTGTTATTATGCTGTCATTTCGTCCGCGTCCTCGTCTGCCTCGCGTCTCTCGATTGCTTCGTCAATGTCATCCTGGATTTCGTCCAGAACTTCGCCGATTGCTTGGCCGAGATAATAGCATCTTGCGGTCACGTCCAGATACTCCCACTCTTCATCCTCGATTTTTCCCATACCGTCAACGCCGTATTCTCTGCAAGCTTCAACAACAGCCTCAATGTCTGCAAGCACGTTTTCTCTTGCTTCGTATGTGTTAAATGTATAGCTGCCGCTTGCGTTGCCTGTTACGCTGTCCTCTGTCCAAAGGGTGTCGTTTAAATACTGTTCTATGTCGTCCCTATCCTCGAACTGTCCGCACTCGATATCGTGTTCGAGGTCCATGTTGTCCTCTATCCATTCCTTAACGTCTGCTATAACTGCCTCTAAATAATTATAAGTATTTGCCATGATTTCCACCTTTTCGCCTGTCCGGCGCCTTTCATTTATATGATTTGTTATAGTTTCTTTCGTGACTTCTTCAGGTCTGCCGCTGTAGTGCCGGACTGTTGCGCCCTTTATATCCAGCGGCTATTGTGTCAATCACTCTTAACTTGTATACATATTACACCATAAAAAGAGTAATTGCAAGCATAAATTACACCATTTTTAGAGTTTCGACATATTGCACAATTGCACTATATAAAGAGTAATTAAAACACGCTTTTTGTTGTATAAAATGCACTAAAAAAAGTGTACTTGCTACACTAAAAAAAGTGTGATAATATATTAAAAAATACAATAAAGAGGTTTAATATTATGATTAAGTTGAAAATTGACGTATTAAAAGAATTATCTAATAAGGGATATAATACGAATAGAATCAGAAAAGAAAAAATTATATCTGAATCAGTATTACAGCAAATCAGAGAAGGGAAAACACCAGGAATAAAAACAGTTAACGCAATATGTGAGATTTTAAAGAAGCAACCCGGCGCTGTCCTCGAATGGATACCAGACGGAACGCCGGCAGCAGATCAGGAAAAAACAACGGAATAATACCAGGATAAAAGAGAGGATCCTCGGAGCGTGTCGGGGGTCCTTTTTTCGTGTCCTGTGATAGGTCCAGGATAAAAACAAAAGTATTAAAATTATGCTATTTATAACAATATTATTCCAAAACTACAATATTTTGTATACAAGATATATGCTATAGGTATTTACAACCGCGCCCCGAAATGGTACAAGAAAACCATAAGAAACGCCCGGAACGGCTCAAAATATAATTATATTGTGTTGAATAAACAACTGTACATAGTCCGCCGGGGCTATATGAATATAATTATATTAGCGTTCTGGAATATATAACGAGGTGGTGTTATATGCCTGTAGTGGTTCGAAAAGATAACGCTATAGATATTAACACTATAGCAGCGGACATTGACAACGTTATAATAAATTTTTTTACTAAACGCAATATTGATATATACGACATACAACAATGCAGAACTATTCCGCACAATGTATTAACTTTGTGCATGATGTCAGTATACAATCAGCTATTTAAACCAGATCATGGCATGATAAATAACCAAAGGTCTATTATTGATTATAACGACATAGAATTATTAACCGTTATAGCTAATAAATTTATAGAGTGGTCTCTCTGGTTTAGTAAGTCATTAGGTTTAATGCAGTTTAGTTTATTTACTGGAATACATAGGGCAACGCTTGCAGAATGGAGAGACAACAGAGAGCCAAACCCCGCACGCTCTGACATTATAAATAATATATGCGAATGTCACAAAATGGAGCAAATCAGCTTGCTAAATGATACACCAGTTGGAGCGCTTGCCGTTGCAAATAACGATCAAGAAACCGGGTTAAACTGGTCAGCTAATCAGGCGGCACAAATCACCAACAACACCGTGTATTTGCTACCGTCCGAGAGGTCCGGCAAGTTGAAACTTGACAAGCTGGAAGACTAGCAAAGTGTAAACCAAGTATACACACTTTACATTGTGCAATTTGACGAACGAAAAACGTCCAGGAAAAGCGGCAGCCGGAACGGTCCAGGGATGCCCCCCGGGGGGTCTGTGGTGTGGGTGTAGCTGTCGGGGGTTAAGTCCCGAAACCGAGAAAAAACAAAAAATCTCTTCCCCCCTTAAGAATCCCCCTTACACAGAGGGGATAAATAAATATAATACAGTGGTGGAATAGGTAGACACATAGTGTAGTCCTGAAAAATGGAAACAAGTTCCGAGCCGTAGATAGGCGTATATTTGACGAGGATATTGGGATATAGCAGTAAAAGCTATATGGGAACTGGTATCCATGTGAGGTGCAAATCCTCACCTGTATTAGACATAAAGGGGTATTGCCAAATGGTAAGGCATATGAGTTTGGTTCATATATGTGTAGGTTCGAATCCTACTACCCTTGATTAGGAGTTGTGGAGATAAGGTGTAGGGGTGGTAAAACTTAAATGACAGAGCAGAAGATAGTTAAAGAGAATGCGTGTCCTAACTGTGGGTGCAAAGAGACGAAATGTTTTAAGCGTACAAAAGGGACAATGACATATGAAGTCCATGTATGCACTAAATGTAAGTGTGTGATACGGAGGAAAGTCGGATAATGGCTATAGTGATAATTATATTGCTGTCAATAGCTGATCTAGGCATTGCGATGATAATGTTGATGGTAGCTGCGATAGTAGGCAGTAAGAGTGATAAACCCAAAACCTATGAACAGGCACAAGCTGACTTGTTCAAGGCGTGGGGCGATTCAGTAATAAATGAGTATAAGAGTAATTAGCTTCTTTCATAATATTTTTCCTTTCCCTTGTAGCCTGAAGTGGCTGTTAAGGAGCGTCAAAAACTCCGCAAGGGCATTCCGGGTCTAATTAACATTTTGCCATGATGTAGACACCAAAGAAAAAACGCTAACCCTGTGCGTGCAATATGTAATTCTAGCGGCTTACATACGGCGAAACAGGGTTTACTTGTAAAGTGAGGTAACTGATATGAGACCACAAGCACCATGTAAAGATTGTACTGACAGAGATACGGTTAATGGATGCCACGATAGATGTGAGAAGTATCAGCAATTCAAGAAAGATCAGTTGGAGTATAATACACAGCTGATAAAGATAAAGAAAAATGATTCATACTTTGACAGCAGAAATAGATTTAAAAAGTGACAAGTGCAACTTTACACAATGCCGGTATCATGAAGATGGCATTTGCGCTAGTGACGAAGCACGGCGAGCGTGCCTGGAGATTGCATTTGATGTACTATGTTTAGATATGGAGAAACTAAATGAACGGAACAGTAGTCAGCATGAATAGTTCTTACGAAAACTCTGTAAAGGGTAAGCTTACGAAGTCAATAGTAAATAATGCTGAAATGATAGCAAAGGCTCTTATGGAAGGTAAGGATGTAGAGATACGCAAGACAGCGAATGGAATAAGCGTATCTAAAGTCAGAAAAACAATAATAGTCAGATAAGTATTAAGGGTATATCCGAGATGGTGGATATATAACAAGCAGAATGGTGCTTCTATTTTTTGTATGGAGGCACTTTTTTAATTGAGAACAGATTGTGAAAGAGCATATAAAATGGTCATATCGTCAGTTAGTTCGAAACCCACGGCTGACATAGAAGATTTTCGAGACTTGTTTGTTGTCAATCAGCAAGGCTTTTTAGGCGACTCTGAACACAAGGAAGAATACAAAAGATATTCCGATTATCTAAAGGAAACAGCCTTAAGACAAGTCGAAAAGCAGAAAGATATAGCTGAAGAGTGGAGAGCCTTGTATTGGGACGCCTTAAAGTTAGAGTCATTTTGGTTTTTCGAAAGCTATCTACTCTACATGGAACATAAGCGACCATACGAGAAACAGTTTTATGCGCCCCGAGCAAAAACCCAAAAAATCGTTGTAGATGACTTACAAATACTTGAAGATAGCAAAACTCAAAAAATGTACACATTGTCTGAACCGTCTAGAGTTGGAAAATCAACAATGATGGTATTTTTCTTAACGTGGGTAGTATTAAGACACCCATATTCTCACAATGCGTTAGCGACACACTCTGGAGAATTAGCGAAACACTTTTATGAACTGACATTAGATTTATTTACTTCAGATGAATACTGTTTTAAAGAACTCTATGGGTATTTTCAGCCCGGCAAAAAAGGCATGGTTGAAAAATCGGCGGAATATATGTCGATTAAGTTTGAAACAACCGGCGATTTTAATACCTGTATATTCAAAGGCTGTGATGGTACTTGGACAGGTAACATAGATGTTTCAGGAGATGGCTATTTATTTGTTGATGACCTTGTTAGAGATAGGGCGCATTCGCTTAGTCCTAAACGTATGAATGACACTTTTGCGGATTATCTAAACAAAATGGTTGACCGTAAAAACGAGGGTGCCAAAGAAGTTATGATTGGAACTCTGTGGAATGTTTTGGATCCGATTAAGCGACTTGAGGATATGTACAAAGACGATGACCATTATGTATTCAGACGTATTCCAGCACTTAACGAGAATAACGAGAGTAACTTTAATTATGAAGTCAAGGGATTTTCTACGGAATATTACCTAGAAATGAGGGATAAGCTGATAAAAGCCGGAAATGAAGCGGAGTGGATGGCGAAATATCAGCAAGCGCCGTATGTTCGTGAAGGTATTCTATTCCCACTTGACCAGTTGAGATTCTTTAACGGTATACTTCCTGTAGACCATAGATTCACTTTAATTACAGTATGTGACCCGGCATTTGGTGGTGGAGATAGCGTTTCGATGCCTGTAGGCTTACAAGATGAAGATACTAATTGGATATATGTCATAGATTGGTATTTTAACAGTAGTGGAGTCAAAATAACGATACCTGGTGTAGCTGACATGATTATGAAACACGGCATCAAGGAAATAACAATAGAGAAAAACAATGGTGGGCAATTATACGCACAGGAAGTTCAGAGTGAACTTGATAAGCGAGGTTATGTATGCAGCTGCAATACAAAGCCAGCGCCTAACAATATCTCAAAAGAGGATAAAATCAAGGGATACGAGGGCAAAATCAAATCCTTAATTATATTTTTGGATAATACAAAGCACGATAAAGAGCAGATGGCTGAAGAGGGTGTAACATATTATGAGAGAACACCACAATATGAACGTGCGCTAGAAGAATTGTCTATGTTTGTAACCATAGGTAAGAATGACCACGATGACTCAGCCGATAGCATAGCGCAACTTTGTGCTAAAGCATATGGAGACTTGAACGCATTAGCAGATGTAGAAGCAATCAGTAGAGCAGCTATAGGATTCTAAATGGAGGTTAAGAATGACAACTAAACAGTATTTGCAAACATACAAAAGGTATGAGGGGCGATATCTGGCAACAATCGAACAGATAAAATCAATAGAAAACGAAATGATTAGTATCAAGAGTCCGTCATTCGATGATAGAGTACAGACATCTCCTATAAAGGATCCTATAGGCGAAATGGTATGTAATCTTGAAAGAGAAAAGGGCAAGTTGGTCTTACGTCTTACAGATTACAGGGCAAGAATGCTCGTAATAAAGAATCAGATAGAGGAAATGGATAAGATAGACAATGACTATTATACGATTCTTCTTTTGAGATATATTCTTAATAAAGATTGGAAATTTATCTGTAACAATCTCTGCATATCGAGAACAAAAGCAAATGCCATTCATGGACTTGCTTTACTAGAATTTGACAAAAAATATTCGAAATATTATGCAAATAAATAAAAATAAGAACAAAAAGAACAAAAAGAACATTTTAAACATTGCAAAAACAAAAATCTTGTGATTTTATAAACTTGAACAAGTATAAGAAATCGCGTGTTGCAAATCCCTTCAATCAGAACCCTCGTAGAAAATGCGGGGGTTTTTGTTTTGGGAAGAAAAGAGGATAGATGCAAAAAATATATTGCCCTGAATGTGCTAGTGAAGTGTATAACTATGACGGATATTCACAAAGTGAAGTTGTAGTTAAGTGCAAGTTCTGCAAAAGATACATAAAATTCAAGCCATTAGGGAATGTAACTAAGATAATTCAGAAGCCTGAAGTCAAGTCGGCATCAGGTGCGAGGTTTTGGTAATGAGTAATCCGATAATGTTTGAAAAAAATATAAGACCGTTTTCTGCAACGATAGATGATTATGGCTATGGTAGGCTTGTGATATACACGGATGTTGATATTATAAATGATTCAAACATCGTGAATGAAGTTCAAAATTCACTTTCATATCATCGCATAAATGTAGAAAGCATTAAGTATCTGGACAGATATTATCGTGGCGATCAGCCGATACTTTATGTTGATAAAAAGGTCAGACCAGAGATAAACAACAAGGTTGTCGAAAATCATGCTTTAGAGATAGTTGATAGCAAAGTTGCGGACCTTTATGGAGAGCCAATACAGTATGTTCTTGCCGATGCCGAAAACGAAAGAAAAGCACAGCAGATGGACACACTTAACCGATATATGAAGTCAGAAGATAAGGCTGCATTAGATATTGAGCGTGGAAGATGGGCAAGCATCTGTGGTACATCCTATTACTTTGTTGGTGGCAAGACGAGATTCCCGGATGTATTCGATGAAACACCATTTTATCTGCAATGTTGCAACCCTACAAACACATATGTGGTTTATTATGCAGATGATTTTACACCGGCATTTAGTGTTCAGATAAGAACAAATAAGCAAGGCGAATTGTATAATGTCTATACACCTACTAAGTTCTATCAGATACAGGGTGGAAAGATAATATACAGTACAATAAATGGCAACGATATGATACCAGTTATCGAATATCCGAACAATGAAAGAAGACTTTCGGACATAGAGATAACAATAGGAATTACAGATGCTATAAACAAGATGCAGTCTGACAGACTTAATGCGATAGATCAGTTTGTTCAGGCTTTTATTTTGTTCAAAAACTGCAAAATTGATGAAGCGACCTTTAAAAAGATAGCCATGGAAGGGGCGTTGTCTATTAAGGATTCAGCTGACAACAAGACAGCTGATGCAAAGATGATGACCAGCGAATTATCACAAGATGGCACTCAGATAAGTAAAGATGACCTTTACAACAGTATGTTAACCATACAGGGAATGCCATCAAGACAAGAAGCAACAGGTGGTGATACAGGTCAGGCGGTTGCTCTTAGAAATGGTTACTATGCAGAAGAAAAGAGAGCAGAGTTAAGAATACCGATATTCCAGCGTGCAGAACGTAGGATGCTCCGATTCGTGCTTAATCGTTTGAGAGTACAGAAATGGGAAGAGGGATTCGACCTCAGAATATCTGATATAGATATAAGACCTAACCGAAGTAAACTAGAAAATATGCTTGTTAAGGCTGAAGTGCTTCAGATACTCCACAACATAGGAATTGATGATGCGACAGCAATAAAAACAGTCAATCTGTTTAGTGATGCACAGGACGTAATAATGAAGTCTGTAGACAGAATGAGCGAACATTTTGACAGCATAGTTAATAAAACGGAAGAAGTTGAAACAGTTGAAGAGGTAGACAATGGCAATACAGAACTTCGACCAACTGAATAGTATAGCGACAACGTGGTATTCAAGAATGAATGCCAGTAAGCAAGAAAAGGACAAGCGAGTTGACTTGTCCTTAATTTTTGCCGATGTAATCCTTATGTTCCTTGATATGGTGGTTGCGAAAACCATACTTAAAGACGAGTTTAAGGCAAAGCTTGCTGAAAGGCTAGAGATTATAGCATCAAAGGAAATCGGCAAAGACAATGTAGCCTACATAAATGATTGGTCGAAAGTTGAAGCTGAAAAGATAGCTGAAAACACCTTTAACAATATAGATTCCGAACCTACGGAAGACACAGAGGAAAATATCGCACCTGAAACAATGACTTTTGAAGAATTTGGTGTGACGATACCAAAGAAAGATTATTGGACTAGCGATATCCGAGGAATACTTATAGGAATTGAGTGTGCAAGTGCGGTATCAAATTATAGAGAGTTATATGATGCCTTAGAAAAAGGTCATACACGAAAAGTATGGATAACTGAAGCTGATGATAAGGTAAGACCGACACATCAGAGTGTAGACCATACAGACATACCGATAAATGACTTATTTGTGGTAGGAGGTTCTTATTTATTATTTCCTGGCGATGTTTCAAACGGAGCAGAGGAAAAAGAAGTGGATAACTGTAGATGCCACCTAGAGACATACTAAAAATAATAGCACCGTCCTTTTGGACAGGTGCTTTTATTATACAAAAATTTAGCACCTATGCGACAAATAGGAGTCACGAGCGGAACGAACCGCGTTAACAAAGTGTAGTGATAAAGGAGAGAAAACAATGACGAGAGCAGACATTATGAAGGCATTTCCAAATGCGACAGAAGAACAAATCAATGAATTACTGAACAAACACCATGAGGAATTAAATCAGGAGAAGTCGAAGAGTAAATCAAACCCTGATGATAAGAAGACCATCGAGGAACTTACCAAACAGCTTGAGGAACTTCAGAACAAGGATTTATCCGAAAGTGAAAAGCTTCAGAAAGAAATTGCTGATCTTACCAAAAAGAATGAAGAAGCCACAAGACAGATTAAGAACATGGAACTTAAAAATAGTCTTCTTGGCAAAGGTTTTGGAGAAGAAGATGTCGATGCCTATATCAAAGCCATAAATGAGGGTGGAGATATAGCAAGTGTACTAGGAAAAATGCGTGAGAATGTGATTTCAGCGCATGACAAAGAACGTATGGAGAATACACCTGATCCTAGTGGAAATGCTGGCAACAATCCAGACGATGAAACAAAGAAAACAGAGGAACTTGCTAAAGAAATAGCTGGTTCTATTTCGGGCGAAACAAAGACATCAGCCGACATAGTTAATGCTTACGCATAAAAAAATTTAAGGAGGAACTACAAATGAAGTTCAAAGAATCAAATGTTACATCTTCACCAGAGATTCGCAAGAGACTTCTCGATGGAGAACTGACTGTACCTGTAACAGTTGCAGCAGCTTCATTTACTAATGGAGTTTGCAAAGCTGGTACACCACTCACAAAGGCTGGCGCAGTTGAAACGAGCGCACCAGACGGAATACTTTTAACCGATGTATACGCAGATAACCCTAACGGCGCACTTGTAGTTGCATTCGCAACAATCAACACAGCCGTTGCATCAGCACATTCAGGCGTTACATATAGTGCTGACCTTAAGGCTGCACTTCCGAACATCGATTTTGATTAAGGAAGAAAGGAGGAAAAACGACAATGAGTATCAATATTACAGATATATATAATCCACGAATCATTGCATCTGTTCATTCAGAAGTAGCAAGTAACAAGATTCCTTATCTTGGTGAGGGACTTTTCCCGGCACAGAAGAAGACTGGTCTTGACCTTAAATGGATAAAGACCTCAAAGGGACTCCCTGTATCACTTAAGCCAAGTGCTTTCGATGCAGTATCAACAATCCGAAGCCGTGAAGGACTCGAAATGAAAGAGACAGAAATGGCTTATTTCAAAGAGTCTATGGTTATCAAAGAAGCTGACGAACAGGAACTTATGAAGCTTGAGGATGCTTCAAGCCCGTTCTTTGCAGAGGTAAGAGATAGAATCTATAACGATGCTGAAACACTTATCGATGGTGCAAGAGTTGTTCCTGAGAGAATGAGAATGTCTCTTCTTGCTAATGCAGCTGGTAAGCCTTCAATCTCTATTCAGGCTGACAATGCTACATACGCTTATGACTATGATCCTAACGGCACATATGCAGCAAATAACTTTGTTGCTCTTAGCGGTCAATCAATGTGGACAGACACAGCTAATTCAGATCCTATGAAAGATGTAATGACAGCACAGGATGCAGTTGAAGCAAAGACCGGCGCACGCCCAACAAGAATGCTTATATCTAAAGCTACAATGAATCTACTTAAGCAGAACACAAAGATTAAGAATTACATCCTTGCACAGAATGTTGGAGCAAACGTAATTGTTACTGATAACAGAGTTAAGGAGATATTCTCTACTGAACTTGGTATCACAATCCTTGTGTACACAAAGCAGTATAAAGATGAAGCTGGACAGGTTAAGAAGTTCTACCCAGACGGTATGGCTACACTTATTCCTGAAGGAGACCTTGGAAAGACTTGGTTTGGTATGACACCTGATGAAAGAACAGGCGTTAAGGATCCATCAAAGAAGGTTGCACTTGTTGAAACTGGTATTGCTGTTTCTGTAAAGATTACAGATGACCCAGATCAGACAAAGACAACTGTTTCTGAGATTACACTTCCATCATTCGAGAGAATGGATGACACATACATGATTAAGCATTCAGCAAACGTTGTTTACTAGGAGGTGGGCTTATGAAGTTCAATTACCTTGTAAGACATAATGGTGTTGATTATCCAGCCGGTACAGATGTGCCGGTTGAGGATAAGACACCAAAGGCTGAACCGAAAATCGTTGAGGAAAAGCCAAAGGCTGAACCGAAGACAGAAACACAAAAAAAGAAGAAATAAGAGGTACTTAGAGTATGAATGAGGAACTAATGGCGCAACTCATCGAAGAGTTATGCACAGACTTAAGCATAGAGAATAACACGGAGAGTGCTAAGTATAAAAAACTCATATCAAAACTCAATGGTGCCATCAAGTCGGTTAGGCGTGAGATTAACTTTCCTAAACATTTCAAGGAAGAGGAAATCATAAACCAACTTGATGAATACTACGATAACATTAAGGACTTAACGCTTTATGACTATTTACAGAATGGAGCGACAGGCGAACTGACACATAACGAGAACGGCACAAACCGTACTTGGAAATCAAGACGAGAGTGTTTTCTTGGAATAGTCAGTTATGCCGAAGTCTTTTAATTAGTAGTTGTGCCTGGTGGGTTATTGTACTCCGTGATGGCTTGCCAGATGGGTGCTTGCTGATAACTTGGTGGTGGGTTGCAAGCATTATAAAAGAAGTAAGAGGTAGCAAAATGACAACATATTTAACTATCGTAATTGCGGCTTTATCGTTGTCATTATCAACCTATGTGGCGATACGAAATAATCGTAAGTCAAATGATAAAGACATTGCTGATAAAGTCGCGAGAGATACAAAAATCAATTGCAAACTTGACGAAATATCGAGTGATGTAAAAGATGTTAAGTACGATATGTCAGCTACACGAAGTAAAGTCGAGGGTATGGATAAACGACTTGTTGTGGTTGAGCAATCGGTCAAATCTGCACATCATAGGATAGATAGAATAGAGGGTAAGGAGGTAAGGCAAGATGCTTGATGATATAAAGAATAAAGATTTTTGGAAAGCAACTGCAATCCGCGCTGTCAAAACTGTATGTCAGACAGCAATAGCAACTATAGGCACAGCTAGTCTTATTTCAGAAGTGAATTGGCTTGTTGTGGCAAGTGCTAGTTTACTTGCCGGAATACTTTCTGTTCTCACATCAATAGCAATGGGTCTGCCAGAGGTATAAATCTATGACACAACTCGATCAGAATAAGCAAACTTTATATTATGCCAATTATGAGGATGAAATACCTGTATATGAGTATGACGATGACGGAAATATCCTTACTACTATTGTGGATGGGGAAGAAGTCGAGTGTATGACTAACATAGATGGGTATTCAAAACCTACAGAGTTTGAAGCTAACATCAGTTTCAATTCGGGTGACACGGCACTAGCAGAGTATGGTCTTGATACAAGCGATTACAACGCAATAATCAGTGCAGAAAAGGGTGTTTTACCTTTTGATGAAAAAACCCTCATATGGCATACTTCCGCGCCTATTTATGATGAACATGACGTTGTGAAAGCTGAAAGTGCAGATTACAGAGTGGTGGCTATTAAGACATCACTAAACGAGGAAAGATTTATCCTCAAAAAGAGAGTTGATGACGAATGAAAAATATCAAGATAAAACTTGATCCTAATTCAGTTGATGATGCAATAGCTGAATTAAAAGCTTATAGGGCAAGTCTAATGGATAAGCTAAAAATACTTATCGGACAACTTGTTCAAGATGGTGTAGAGATAGCAAGAGTAAAGGTATCTGCATCACAGGGCGACAGTACAGATGCCTATGTAGATTACACAGTTAGTCCAGAGGGCGATATAGTTAAGGCTTCGATATTCCTACAGGGTACCGACGCCTTATTTATTGAGTTTGGAGCCGGTATTTATTACAACAACGGCAACGCGCATCCACAGGCAACCGAGTTTGGATTTGGTGTAGGGACTTATCCTTCAGAACATCCGCCTAACAGAGCGATTAATCCTGGTTATTGGTGGTACAGTGACGAAAATAAGAATAAGCACTTATCACTTGGTACTGAAGCAACGATGCCTATATATCATGCTGGAAATACCATAAGGAATAATCTGATACAAAAAGCTATTGAAAATTTTATGCGAGGTTAAAACATGGAACTTTTATCTATGGAAAGTATACTTACAACTCAATTAAAGGTGCGAGTGCCTAAACTATTGAATAATGCTTTTCCCAATATTTCATTTACAAACGAAATAAGTGATAAAACACCTAGTTTTCCAAACGTGTATATCCATGAATTAGAACCTAGTGAACTTGGTACAACATTAGTCAATCAGAATATAAGAGCAATACGAGAAACAATACAAATCGATGTTACCACAAATACAACAAAGGCTGATGCTCATAAGGTAGCAAATGCCTGTGTAAATTCATTGAAAGCCTTAAGCTTTTCAATACAAGCACTTCCTGTTTACACAAAAAATAATAACGTACATCGATATATAATCCGTGCGCAAAGAGTAATTGCAAATGGAGATAACTTTTAAGCATCCGAAAGGGTGCTTTTTTAATACAAATTATGGAGGTAAAAGAAAATGCCAAAGCCTATTGATTTAACAACAATCGGTGCAAAGTTCGGATTCGCTTACGAAACAACTGCTGGTACTCAGCCTACTACATTCACTAATATACCTGGTATAAAGAGTGTTCCTGAGTTTAACCCAGAGCCAAACATGGGCGAAACAACTTCACTTAATAATGAAGAGTATACAAGCTATATACCACTTCTTAAAGATCTTGGTGGCGCACTTGCATTCGGTATTGGAATGTCGCAGCAGCTTCTTACAGATTGGAACACGATGTGTGACACAACAGCAACTAATGAAGCTGATGGAAAGAGAACTTGGTTCTGTGTATATCATCCGGGACTTGATAAGAGCATTATATTCCCAGGAAAGCCAACAAAGCTTGGTATGCCAGCTATGGAAGTAAACGCAGTATGGGATACAAACGTATATGTTGCTCCTATTGAAGAGCCTAAATGGATTGATTCTATCCAGCCTACAGATTAAGGTATTGAGGTTAATACCTACTAACAAACGGAATAACCAAATTTAGACGCGGTAGTTCATAGGATTACCGCGCCTTTTTTATTATAACGGAGGATAAAAAAATGGAGAAATTTACGATTAACGGAAGAACATATCAGGCAAAAGAGATTGATTTTAACTTTGTATGTTTACTAGAGGTTGAGGGCATCGAACTTGCGAAGATGGGAAAAAGCTTTATGAACATTTTAAAGGTGTACGCAGCATATTGTATGGACGCAGATTCAGAGTATGCCGGTTCAGAAATAAATCAGCATATTATAAATGGTGGCAAGCTTGATGATTTAACAGAAATCGTTTCAGCAAAAATGGATGAATCAGATTTTTTTCGCGCAATCTCGAAGAACGAGGAAGAGACAGATGGACCGTCACAGAAGAAGACTACAAAGAAAGGTCAGGAGGAATCCGAGTAAGGATTTTTGAAAAGTGGTTTCCTATGTGTAAGCAATACGGAATGACTGAAGAACAGTTCTGGCAGTCAAATCCACGAATCATAAAGGTATGGGAAAAGTGTTGGGAAAATGAACAGAATAGACAAAATCAGCTTGTATATATGTGGATGGGCAACTATGCGTTAAGTGCAAATATAACGGCTTTATCGCAAGTTCTGACACCTATGTTTTGTAAGGGCAAACAGAGTCAAGCGAAGTACATCGAAGAACCTATTGAACTGTTTGAAAAAACCGAAGAAGAAAAGCGAGCTGATTATGATGCAACAACACAAGCCTTTTTAGCATGGGGGAACGCTGTTATCAATAATTACAAGAAAGCCTGATAGTTAATAAAAACTAAAGGGGAAAGGAGGTAAGACAATGGCAGATGTGACTATAGATAAAGTCCAAATAGAGATAGAGGGTTCTGCTAGTAGTGCGAACAAAGTTATTGAAGCACTAGAGAAGAATCTTAAGAACCTCAAAAGTTCCATGACAGGTTTTAACACATCAGCACTCGATGGTTTGGTAACAAAGCTGAATAGAGTCGCTGATTCGTTGGACAAAGTAAGTAATAAGTCAAAAAACAATATTTTGCCAAAAGTAGATACCTCAAACATGACAAAGGCAGAAAAGGACATCAAAAATAGCACGCAGAAAATCAAAGAGAGTTTTGCCGGATTAAAAGCTTATGGCGATGCAGCTATGGGTGGCGACCAATCTGCACTTTTCAGTTTCGATAGAAACGCAACAAAGATACAAAGTCAAATAGATGTACTGAAAGAAAAATTCAAAGCATTAGGCGATACGAGAGTTGAAACGGATGCGTTTTCTAAATTGATTCAGCAGAGTGATACGCTGGATACTCGACTAACAGACATGAAACATCAAATGGATGCGATTCTATCTGGGAAGAAGGTTGTTAGTGGTAATCAGTTTAGTGACTTAAGTGACAATATAGTAAAAACACGAACAGAACTTGATACTGTTAACGATAAAATAAGAGAAATGGAAAAGAATGGTACTGCTTATACGGATCCATTTCAAGGTTATCGAGATGCGATGACTACTCTTGAAACGCAGTTAGACGAAACGAGGACAAAGGTCCACGATGCAGTTGACCAAATGAACAGTACACCTGTGAATATAGATACAGGAGAGTCTGTAAGTGCATTAGACACTCTAAAATCATCAGTAAATAGAGTATCCAACAGTTTACTAGGCATGGTCGGTACTGGCATAATGAATGGTTTCAAGAACCTATCAAGCGGAGTAAAGAAACTTGCTAGTGATATGTCTAAACTTCACAGTAATGCCAACAAGGCTACAGGTGGATTTAAAAAGGGATTTATGACAATCCTTAAGTATGGATTTGGCATCCGTAGTTTATATGTAGGTTTTAGACGATTAAGAAAATCTATAGTAGAGTCATTTGGAGAATTACAGAAAAGCGGTGCGTTTGTTGATGAAACAAAGAGAAACATCGAGGGTTTAAAAGCAAGCCTTACAACTCTTAAATTCCAGTTCGGAGCGGCATTCCAGCCTATATTCAATACGATAGCACCAGCCTTACAGACTTTAATAGATTACCTTGTAAGGGTAATGAATATAATATCTGCATTTACCGCAAAGTTGATGGGTAAGTCTACTTACTCAAAGGCTGTCGCTACTACAGGTGCGATAGCTGATAACGTAGGTGGTGCGGCTAAATCTGCAAAAGAACTAAACAAACAGCTACAAGGATTTGATGAACTTAACAACATGACATCTAATACACCGTCTGGCGGTGGCGGCGGAGGTGGTTCAGCCGGCGATGCAAGTGGAGCAAACTATGTAACAGAGAATGTTGATAGCGTGTTAGGCGACTTTGCAAAGGAATTGGCTGACAAAATAAATGCTGGCGATTGGAGAGGTGTTGGTGAAGCTATATCAAACAAGCTTACAGAAGTGCTTGAAAGCATACCGTGGGATAAGATTTATCAGAAAGCTGCTAACTTCGGAAAAGGTTTAGCAGAGTTTTTAAATGGTCTTATAACACCTGACTTGTTTAGTGCTTTAGGTGGAACGATTGCCGGAGCAATAAACACGGCATTAGAGTTCTTAAGTAACTTCGGAGAAACATTCGAGTGGACAAACTTTGGAAATTCGATTGCAGCTGGAATAAATAGATTTTTTAAAGACACAAATTTTGCACTAGCTGGCGATACTATACATACATGGGTTGCTGGAATGCTAGATGCCGGATTTGCATTACTTACAAGTACAGACTTTGAGCAGATAGGCGAAAAGATTGCAGAGTTCCTGAATAACCTCAAGGTTGCTGATTTGGCTATAAAACTTGTTAAATGTGCAAAGGCTCTTGTTGGTGGTATAGCAACAGCTATTGAATCACTTTGGACAAATTCAGATGTCACCACAAAGATAGGTCTTGCGGTTGTAGGTTTGTTTGCTGCACTTAAACTTACAGGCTTGTCATCTACTTTAGCGACAACTATAGGCAATTATCTTATGGCAAATCCTATAGTAATTGGCAAGGCGGCTGTTGCCATAGCAACATTCACGGTAACTTTCGAAGGAGCAAAATGGATCTTTGGTAATATAGCTGATGATTTTGACAAGGAATTGGCAAGCTATTATAAAAACTTCACATGGACAGAGTTTATTGAAACCATAATGAAACCTGATGGTAGCGGAGTCGATTGGAAAGAAATAAAAGACGCATGGAATGACATGATGGATGACTATTTCAAGCCATTGTTCGATGAAGTTAGTTCATGGGTTGATGTTGGTAAAAATATTGTCGAGGGCATCAAGAAAGGTATTGTAGAAAAACTAAACGCTATCGGAACATGGGTTAGTGAGAAATTCCAAGCTATAATCGATGCTGTTAAAGAGTTCTTCGGCATTCAATCTCCATCTACAAAATTCATGGAAATAGGTGGTTACATAGTTGAAGGACTTTTAAAGGGAATCACAAATGGACTATCTTCAATCAGCACATGGGTAGTTAATAACATAGTTAATCCTATCCTTAATGCTGTTAACTTTAGTGGCATCATCGAAAAAGGTAAAAGCTTAATAGACAACATCAAGACTGGTATTACTCAAAAAGCATCAGATATGAAAGAGTGGTTTACAAATAATGTAACTTCAAAAATATCGGCTGCATGGGATACCGTCAAAGACCTTAAGGTTAATTTTGCATCAAAGTATGAAGATTTGGAGGGTAGCGTTTCAGCTCTTACTAAAAAACTAAAAAAAGGATTAGCAACTACTATCAAAACCAAACTCAAGGAACCTAGCAAGAAAAATAAAAAGACGGTGAAGAACGCTATCAAAGCTTGGAAAAAAAGCATCAAAAAAACAATTACAATGAGTCTTGATGTAACTTCTAATGTAGGCAGCCTTCAGAATTGGATAAACAACAAAATTATAAAACCAATAAATGATAGCATGGCAGCTGTTTCTAAAAAGGCTGGTACAAAATATACAGCTATACCATATCTTGCACAAGGTGGTTTTGCTAACACAGCGACACCAGTAGTATTCGGTGAAGCCGGAGCAGAAGCAATCATTCCGTTGGAACGTAACCTAGGTGCAATAAATAAGATTGCAAAAGTAATGCTAAAAGGAATGGCTGATGTTTCAAAATATCAAAGTATGGCTACACCTAGTTCGTTAGGCTTTAGCGGAAGTGTACCGAGTTCGTCATATAGTGGCTACAGTTCAGATGTTAACAACGATATGATTGCGGAGCAGAACCGCTTACTAGCCGAGCAGAACCGTTTACTTCAGCAGATAGCATCGAAGAATGTAACTATAAGTAGTAGGGATGTGTTCAATGCAACAAGGCAAGAAGCACAGAACTACAATAACAGAACTGGCAATAGTCCGTTCTTATTTTAATGGGGTGATTTAACTTGTTAAAAAGCTTCAAAGCAGAAATAGCACCTACGGAAGAACAGAAAACAATTATAAAAAAGAACATTGGCACTTGCAGATTTGTATATAACTTTTATTTGGCAAAAAACAGAGACTTATATTTGTCAGAACATAAATTTATGACAGCTAGAGAGTTTAGTGTTTGGCTTAATAATACTTATATTCCTCAAAATCCAGAATATATTTGGATAAAACAAGCGAGTTCAAAGTCTATAAAAAAGTCTTTGGAAAACGGACATGATGCATTTAGGAGATTTTTTAATAAACAAACTCATTATCCAAAATTCAAGAAAAAAGGTTCCAATGTAAAGATGTATTTTGTAAAAAATCATCCGAAAGATTGTATCTGTGAACGGCACAGAATTAAAATTCCGACAATTGGTTGGATAAAAATCAAAGAAAAAGGATATATACCAACAACCAAAGATGGGTATTCGGTAAGAAGTGGAACTATTTCTATTGAAGCCGGAAGATTTTATGTTTCTGCCTTGGTTGATGTCCCTGACAGAAAATCTGATAACAACGGAGAAGGTCTTGGAATCGACCTGGGAATAAAAGAGTTTGCGATAGTATCAAACGGCATGACATTTGCAAATATAAATAAATGTCATGCTTTACGCAAATTAGAAAAGAAATATAAAAGAGAACAAAGGAAGTTATCTCGTAAATTAAAAAATCTAAAGAAAGGAGAGTCTACTCAAAGAGCCAACTATTATAAACAAATATTAAAACTCGAAAAACTACGACAAAGAATATCCAATATAAGGAATGATTACATAAACAAAACAATTGCGGAGATAGTGAAAACCAAGCCTTCTTTTATTGCAATTGAAGATTTGTATGTATCAGGAATGACTCATAATAAAAACTTGGCACATGCTATATTAGAACAATGTTTTGGGAAATTTAGAATTAAACTAAAGTTCAAATGTAAGGAATGGGGTATTGAATTAAGAATTGTGGATCGTTGGTACCCATCATCAAAGTTGTGCCACAATTGCGGATGTATAAAATCTGATTTAAGACTATCAGATAGAATATACAAATGTTCTTGTGGATACGAAGAGGATAGGGACTATAACGCAAGTCTTAATATAAGAGATTCGTTAGTTTACGTTGTTGCTTAATATGTTTTATAAATACCGATGGCTAGTCGGGAATATACGACTGTGAAGTGTACAAGAACTTGTGAGTAATGAATTTTCATGAAAGCATACACGACGAAGCAGTAAGAAGCATCCGTGAGGACTTCAATTCTCGATGTGAGTTTTCACATTTGAGTAGCAAGGATAATTTATGGCTTTTAATGGAGAATATTATATAAAAGTGGGAAATTATCCTATCCCACTTAAATATATGTTTAAGAGTTCATACACAATGTCGTCAAATGTACAGGATTTGGATTCATACAGAGATGCGGATGGGAAACTTCACAGAAACGTGTTACCTCATATAGCACATAAGTTAGAGTTTGAAACCCCTTACTTGTATAAGCATGAGTTCAGAGAACTGTTTGACAACATAAGGGCAAACTTGACAGATGTTCATAATCGAGATTGTGAGTTAAGGTATTATGATGAAGAGTCGGATTCTTACAAGACCGGCTCTTTTTATATGCCTGGAACAATGGAATATCAGCATTATAACAAAAATATATATGAACCTACGAGAATAGCATTTATAGAGTATTAAGGGGGTGTTATAAGTGACAATAAATGATTACAACGAGATATTTCAATACCCTGTAGTAAAACAGATGCAACTAACATTCACAGAAGAAGGCTATCAGGACATAAATTTAACAAATGCCGACATATGTTCAGAGGAAATGTCATTCGAGGATGCGCTTTGGAGTGATGAAAACATGAGAGTAGGTGCTTGTGAGTCTGGCTGTTTTAAGATTCGAGTAGTCAACAGCAATTCTTTCAAGGGCAAAGAACTTACGGTTAATATCAAAATATTAGTTGATGATGACAGATATTTGATTGATGCCCAAGGCAACCGAATAGTTACGGATAATGGTGATTATATCATTGTTAATGTTGGAAAGAAAGATGACATTATACATCTAGGAAAGTTCAAAGTTTATTCTGACGAACCTACTAATGATCGTATGTGGCGTGACCTTGTATGTTATGACTATATGCACGATATTTTGAATGTAGAATGTTCGGACTTTTATAACCAGTATAAACCCTACTTACCTATGACATTGCAAAACTTCAGAAATCTCTTTTTTGGATATTTGATGAATAACATAAATGGGTTTCCTGGACAAACAGAAAAGGTTTTGCCTAATGACAACTTTGAGGTCGATGGTGGCTTTATTGCCGAGGGTTCATTATCAGGCAAGACCATTGTAGAAGCTATATGCGAACTCAATGGATGTTTCGGACATATGAATAGCGATGGCTATTTTGACTACATAAGTCTTAACTCCAATAATGACTCGATAACACCTAAATGGTATATAAACGATGAATCAGGCAAGTATGAGGACTATACAGTTGATGCGATAACAGGTGTCATAGCAAGGTCCGAAGCAAGTGACATAGGAACGTCTGTAGGAACTGACGTTAATCCGCTGATAATCGAGGGCAACCCTTTGATTTATGGAAAAGAGGGAACTACTGAACTTACAACGGCATTGACTAACATATTTAATAATGTCAAAGACACAGTCTATAGACCATTTACTATAAACACTTACGGAAACCCAGCTTTACCAGTTGGAACGAACATAACTATAAACACAAAGAAATATGATACGCAAAACGGTTATCAGCCATTTGTGGTTAACAGTATAGTTCAGAACCGAGTGCTTACAGGTATTCAAGGTATGGTTGATTCGTATTCGGCAACAGGAACGCAGCAACGTGGCTATGAAGCAAATAGCTTGCAATCGCAGATTATAAGAACTGCCGGAAAGGTTCATAAAGTGCAAGTAGATTTGGATAACTTTATATCCGAGATTGAAGATGCTGACTATGCTACTAAAATAAATCAGAACGCACAAGCTATCGAACTTGAATCAAAAAGGGCGCAAAGTCAAGAAGAGATATATGGTGTAGTTGAAAGTATTACTAAACTCCGAGACCCCATCTATGAGCAAGGTTCATTGTGGCAACGTGGAGCAATATGCTTAAATTCCAATATTGAGATAAATCGTTCGTTGGTGGCTGGAATGCGTTTAGCTGTGTGGGTTAAAGATATGGGCGAGTCTACTTACAACGATGATTATGACAGATGCCTTCAGATATCAATAAGAGAAAGCACTTCTGACTATCCACTTTATCATGTAGCGAATATATATTATACAAACGATGAACCATTAAGAACACAGTATAAAAATGGTGTTGTTTTACATCTGTTGTATCGCATCAATGAGCAGTTTCCATTATCTAATGGAAGATATAAGTATCTGTCAGGATGGTGGGTAGGAGCAGATGATTCGTTAGCGAGACTCCAAATAACGGCTGATGGCATATTAAGCTATGTAGGGAATAACTTTGTAGGCAACGATACATATAATGCCGAGATACAGAACTTACAAGACCAGATAGACGGACGAGTTGAATATTGGGATGGAAATGTAGTTCCTACACTTACAAATCTGCCAGCAAGTAATTGGACAACAGATGCCGATAAATCAAGTCACATAGGCGACTTATATAGGTATCATCATGGTACACCTGAAGTTACTGATTATTACAGATTTGATAAAGACACAAGCACTACACCAGCAACATATAGTTGGGTGGCTCTTGGTGCATCAGAAGTAGATGAAGCATTAAGAATAGCAAATGAAGCCAATGCTAAAGCAGATGCGGCACAAAGTCAGTTGGATGATTTTGAAACATCAACGACTGGCAACTTCACACAAGTTAATCAAACTATAAGTGGAGTTACAACTACTGTATCAGGAATACAAAAACGTGAAGTGCAGAATAACACATTTAGTGCTACAACAGAAGCTTACTCAACCGATGGAATCGTATACAAGCTGAATACGGCATTAAGTGATGTTGATACTGATACAAGACTTGCGATTCTACTACAGAGTATTCCATGGGATACAACGGAGACAGCAAAGAAACGATACATCAAGATAAATGATGAAACAACGGAAATTGGCGTAAATACATTTCCAGTTTACTACTCGAAAGATACACCACTCACAAATCAGTTAGGTTTAGGAAACGTGTTGAATGTCAAGTTCTACTCAAATTATAATACTACTGGTTCAACAACTGAATCAGCCTTTGTAGTCAGTAACAATGATAGAACGTATGAGCGACTTGAATCGGAGTTAAGTGTAGAACGTGGAAGAATTGTACTTCGTGCAGAAAATACATCACCTGTTAGTGGTGGAGGATATAAAGGTCGTTTAGTGATTGCTAGACTAGATTCTACTGGAAGTAGTTCAGAGTTATATTTAAGTGCTGACAACATAAAATTAGAAGCTGGTGATGGCATGAAGTTGTTAGCTGGACAGATATTAACGCTTTCGGGTGCAAACGGAATAGTTATCAACTCTCCTAACTTTAACGTATATCGTGATGGTAGTGTTTCGGTAACTGGAACTGTCTATGCTACTAACGGTCGTTTTACTGGCGAGATTCAATCTACTTCGGGAAAGATAGGAAACTTTAACATAACTACTAACGGCTTTTCAAAAGCATCTTCTACATCAGGTTTTACATTAGATGATAATATGCTTTACTTTTCATCAGGAGTCAACGAAGCAAATACAATGAGTGTCCGTTCGTCAGGATTGTCTACCAAAGGATATGTTAACTGTACTTCTATAGGAAGAAGAGGTGATACATGGGCTGGTATAAATACAGACTTGAATACTACGCTAAATAAACTAAAAGTCGGTGTTCAAGTTGTTGACATATCAAAAGTTGTGTCTGTTACAAAAAATGGAATTACTGCCGATACAGATACAGGAGCGGTTCCTGTTCCACCTGGATATAAAGCCGTATGTGCAGTATGTACTCATACAGGTAGTAGATGGTGTACGGTGTATGCTTATTCATTAGTAAGCGGTGGTGGATGGGTAGTAAGATTTTCCATCAAAAATCACAATACATCAGATGCACAAAACAACATTACAGTACGATTTAAAGTTATATGTGTATTAGCATAAAAAGGAGAACGCCAATGGAAAAACCATTAGTATTAGTCGAAACAGAATTTCAACAAGAACTAACAGCGTTAGTAAATAAATATATACCGCAAGTGCCAGCGAGGTATTTGCGGTTCGATGTAGAAGATTTGTTAAGACAACTAGATGCATTAGAACAGCAACAGTATAAAGAGATAAAAGCTAATTACGAGAAGGAGGTTGAGACAGATGGCTGATATAAGGATAAAAGAATTAACGGAATTAACAGAATTAACGGATAATGATTATTTCGTTGTAGACAATTCAGCATCAGGTGGAGAGACAAAGAAATATAAAGCCACTAGAATCAAGGATATACTTGATAGTATTCCTGAACTTGTCGCAGAGTTTGAACCCAATGTTTACTACGAGAGAGATGCGCTAGTTGCACATGAAGGCAAAGTGTATTATCACAATGCATCAGGTGCATCATATACAGAGTTTCCAACAGGTTATCAGTTTATGCAGACAGACTTAACAAGCCTTTTGAAAAGATTAGGTTTTGGAATATCTATACAACATAATTCGTCATTTACATACAATAAGGGCGACTACTGTATGGAAGATTATATTCTGTATCGTTGTTTAAAGGACAATGTAACAGGTTCATGGCGCTCAACAGATTGGGAACAAGCATCACTTGGTTATGATTTAAGTCATATATATAAACCTAGACTTGATGAACATGACGAACAGATAAATAGCGCACTTGCCATTGGTTCAGCTAGTGGCGACATAGCAAGCTTCTCCGATGGCTCAACTCTCCCAATGTCTAAGCTAGAAATCGGCATAGAAGCTGTTCAAGACTTACACGGATATGACCATCCTTGGGTAGGTGGAGCAGGGAAGAATCTGTTGAATTTGCAAGACATAAAATGTGGAGATGGTGAACCAAGAGTCACGAACAAAATAGTGAATATTGCTGTTAATTCTGGAAAATATACTATATCTTGGCAAATAGAAGGAAATGCACAAGGCAATGTGCAGATTAAATGCGATGGCAGTGCATATATAGGTGTAAATAATGGTGATTCATTCGATGTAACTAATACAATAGACAATCTATATTTCTTTATTGGTCAAGATTCGTATGACCAAGGTAAATATTGTGTATTTAAGAACATTCAGATAGAAAAAGGTTCAACTGCCACAGAATACGAACCCTACTCCAACATCTGCCCTATAAGCGGACATACAGAGGCGAATGTGACAGTTGCAGATGATATAACCAACAAATCATTTTTTGACGGATTAATGAATGGCACTTATGGTGTTGTGGATTTAGGAAGTTTGGATTGGACTAATATCACAGGTAATTTATTTGGAACAACAAGTGTTTCTAATGTTAAATATACATCAGTTAATACTCAAATCGGAAATGCCACGGCTTCAAAATATATACTTCATGCGGGTAGTGGAATGAGTGGAAGTGATGCGGTTAATTGTTTGGCAATAGACACCAATAAGATTAGTGTCAATACGGGTTCTCAAAGTGTTACACCGACAGGATATCTTATATACGAACTAGCAACACCAACAACACCAACAGTAACACCATCAGAAATAAACGAATTATATGAGGAGTTTGGTATCAACGGACAAACCTACAACATCCAATTCCGTAACGGAGATAACCCACTCACAGTATATGGCGGTACTCTTGATGTGGTTAGTGGGGAGTTGACGGTGGATAGAGTTAGTGTTGATTTGGGTACGCTGGGTTGGAGTTATAATTCACCCACACAAGTATTTTGGAGTGGGTACCTATCTAACATTAAATTGGGTGGCAAGTTAGTATCGTCTCAGTACAAACAATCTGATTCAGCAAGAATCGAATTGTTGAATGATGGTGAAATGTGGAATAAGAACTATGCTTATTCGCCTACAAATATAGTTATTAAAGATACTCGTTACACATCAGCGTCAGATTTCGAAACAGCTATGAACGGAGTACAACTTGTCTACGAACTAGCCATCCCTCAAACCTACCAACTTACTCCTACGCAAGTTAAGTCTCTGCTTGGTAGCAATAATGTGTGGTGTGATACAGGAGAGATTATAGACTGCGAATACAAGCGTGATGCAACTGCTATTATCAATAGTTTAATTGCTAGAATAGAAGCTTTAGAAAATCAGTAAAAGGAGGTAAAGGCTTATGAGTAATTATGCAAGCAAAGTAATAGAAGTAGCTGAATCACAAGTAGGCTATCTCGAAAAGAAATCAGCTAGTGACCTAGACAGTAAGACAGCTAATGCTGGCTACAATAATTACACGAAGTATGCAAGAGACTTGCGTAAAGAAATAGGCACACCGTTCATAGACGGATACGCTTGGTGTTGTACATTCGTAGAGTGGTGCTTTGTAGAAGCTTACGGTATTACGCAAGCTAAAAAGCTACTCGGTGTGTGGACGGCATATTGTCCTACACTTGTTCAGCAATTCAGAGTCATGGGAGAATGGTTCACGAATAGTCCTAAAGTCGGTGATGTAATATTCTTCAGAGATTCAGACGGAACAGCCGGTCATGTTGGAATCGTCTATAAAGTAGACAGTTCATATGTATACACTATTGAGGGCAATACTTCTCCTGATAGTGGTGTTGTACCTAATGGCGGTGGAGTACATAAGAAATCTTATTCGCTGACTTATAGCAGAATACTTGGATATGGCAGACCTAACTATACCGTTAAAAAGGTAAAGCCTAAAAAGTATAGTGGCTCTTTTCCTATAGTTCCACCTATACTTCGTAACGGTTCGCAAGGAACGCAAGTTAAGAGATTGCAGAAATTCCTTAATTGGTATGGCAAGTACGGACTTGACGTTGATGGTATCTTCGGAGCAAAAACTGAACGTGCAGTAAAAGATTTCCAGCAAGATGTTTTCCATAACAAGCCGGCAGAATGGGATGGGGAAGTCGGTTCAAAAACTGTCGCAAAGATGAAAAAGGTTAAGAAATAGGAGATCATAAATGAAATTGAGCAAACTTATTTCCAAGTCGCAATTTGATGAAATTGCAAATGACTGGATATGGAATGCTCGGAACAAAACTATACTTTACAAGAAACTCGAGGGTTATACATATGATGAACTAGCTGAAATGTATAACTTGACACCACAGAGAATAAAAGAAATTGTAAAGGAATGTAAAAATATAATAATTGAACATATTTAGTAAGGACTTTTGCCTTACTTTTTTATGCTCATTTAAGAGGTCGCTTGTTTGGTTTATTCCAAATGGGCGATCTTTTTTTGTTTTCTAATTACGATAATATTGGTATAATGATTTTTAGCAGTACAAAGGGGATGGGATTTTGAGTAAAAAGGAGAATGACGTATGATAATACATAGACCACATAGAGGTGGATTAACAGAATCAATGGCTGAAGCGAGAGAGTTTAAATCCCTTAGAGATTGTCTTGTTACATTAATAGAGGAATTTAATCGGTATTACCCATTTGAAGTTACTCTTGATGACATTATTATAAAACCTTATGGCAATGGCGATGAAAGAGTGGGGTGGCATGATTCATTTATGATTTGCTGCGTCCCTTATGATCGTGTAAATGATAAAGATGGATATTTAAAGTATTATGGAGATAAATATAACCATCCTTTACAGTTGTTTGGATTTTTTTCAACAGATTATGAAAATAAAACCAACTAAAAATATACTTTTTACGGACTTCTGATTGCTTTCGGAAGTCCTTTTTTTATTGCAAAATTATCTCATAGGAGGACAGAACTATGTATAGATACTTTAATAATAACCCTTTGGGCAGAAACACGGTAGGAGATTGCACAGTTAGAGCAGTATCAAAGGCACTAGGCATAAGTTGGGATGATGCACATGACCTACTCGCTGATATGTCTAAACAAATGGGAACCATTATGAATGACAATGATGTTATATCGGCAGTCCTTCGGATGCATGGATTTTACAAGGAAAATCTACCTTGCACTAACAGAGATTGTTATACGATTAGAGAATTTGCAATAGACAATCCGGTTGGAACTTATGTTGTTGGGACCGGAAGTCATGTAGTTTGTATCATTGACGGTTGCTACTTTGACTCATGGCGATCTGGGGATGAATCAATAATTTGTTTTTGGACTAAGTAAGGAGGTTAGATATGCCATATCCATTTTATCAGCCATATCCGGCATTTAATCAGATGTATCAGCAACAGATGCAAAATATGCAACCACAACAGCCACAACAGATACAGAATGGTGGCTTTGTATCTGCACCAAGTATTGACTATGCAAGAAATTATTCTGTCGCGCCTGGCACTAGCGTGACGTTCAAAATTGAATCACAACCTATCATCTGCACAAAAACTTTAG